GGAATGAAAATACACAGAAAAAGATTGGAAGAGAACGTTTTCGGGTTTATTGCCTCAAACAGAAAACAATGGACAGGTTTATGCAAAAAATTAAGAATGGTGATGGTAAAATCAAAGGCAAAAACATTGGAATCAATACCGTTGATGTGAGAAAAAAGGTCGGTGTGGCATTTGGTGCAGCAAAATTTAATCCGTCAGGAAGATCGGAACTTTCTGTTCCCACCACAAGTGTCACCAAGAAATTCTCCCAGAAATTTTCTCTCGAATTTGTGGATGAATTTAATACGACAAAGAAATGTAATGGCTGTGGTTGTTCTCTGGTTCCTCTGTATAAACAAAGCAGGAGGGAGGTGAGAGGGGTGCGTCAGTGTCGTTCCACTGGATGCAGTCGTTTCATCAGTAGAGATCACAACGCAGCATTAAACATACTTCTGTGTTTTGTTAGCACAGACAGGCCCATACAAATGCAACGGAATGCGGGGACATTTACGGTTGGCAAGAGCATGGCGGAGATGCTTACAGCTTGCACCAATGGCAATGCAATGATTTAAGAGAAGATCTGCATTGTATATTTGATGCAATTTATACTTTTGGTATAAATTAAAGAAGCAGAAAGATGAACGTAAGGTTGCTGATTATTTTTACGTATGTTGCGGTAATACTGATAATTGTGTACTCCATTGTGCATGAAATCAGGGAAAATTACATGCAGGAGGATCCAATGTTGGACGAACTGATGAAAACAGTTCGTCCAATATTTGAGACGGAAGAAAAACACACAGGCAATCTTGAGGGGCTAAATGACACGAAAATTCTTGACAAAATTTCTCTGTATAAAGGAAACCGCTCATACACCATTAACAAGGAAAAAGTGTACATATGCCTGAGAGATGAAAATGACGAATACTACAACAAAAACATGCTGATTTATGTTTTTTTACACGAATTAGCCCATTGTGTCACTGATGAGGTCGGTCACACAGAAAAGTTTCACGATATTTTTCAGAATCTTTTGATGAGGGCCATCAATGCTGGTGTGTATAACCCAAGCATACCGGTGATAAAAAATTATTGTAATCACACCGAATAAATTTTCACCGTGAGAATAAAGCATGGACCAAAAGTATAAAATTAATCCCTGTAAAGCCTGTGAGAAAAAGTTGAACGGAACGACATGCAATGTAAACACAATGAACGACTGTTGTTACTCAACATTGGCAGCGTTTTCTGGTGCGACAAGTTCCAATTCCATAGTCAACGACGAGGCCGCAAACAACTGCAAAGAATGTGTCCAGAAAGTTATGGATGGCATGGGTGTTTTTGGACGCTCCCCATGTGACCTGAAATTGAGTGCACCGCCACTCTGGCAGCAATCTCCTCATTATGTGCCAAATCTTCTTAATTCCGGAAAAACACCAGAAGAAGCGCGAGATTTGTGCATGCGCATGTGCCAAAATGCACAATACATCAGTGAGTGTCAGAGTAATTGTAAGACAGATTATAATGCCATAGAACAACCACCAAAAACAGTGTCTGACGGAAAAAATTCCAATATAAGTCAGACAAAAAATTCCATTAACATAAATACGAGTGTGCACATTTTTGTCATTCTTTTTCTCATCATCATGGTAGCTGTGTGGAAATTCGCGTAATAATTTTTTACCATCAATGGTAAAAAATTATTTACTTTCGTTGAGATAATCAGCATAAAGAGTCAATGTGTGTCTAAGAAAATTCCGTTCATTTTTTTTCTCCATAATTTCTATCAGTGTGTCGATGTTTGACACACTGCGCGATAATGACGTTTCCAAATGTCGTAATTTTTCAAGATATTCAGCAGCGAGACGGTTGGATATTTTGCTTCTCGCATTCTCTGATATCTCGATTTCGTCAATTTCCTCGTTTCTCCTTAACATAGACGATGCTCCCGTGTCAATCATTTTTGCAAAAACATCGGGCTCAATGGTAAAATTGTCACGTATGTGTTGCAGAAAATTTGGAAAACAATAGAGAAATTTTTCGACGTTGCTGAGAGAGATTTCCTCGATAAGTTCCCATTTTTCAGAAATTTTCGCCTCATGTATTTCTATCTCCCTTTTTTGTTCGTCTGTCACAAATGATGTCGTGTGTCGATATGTGATGCATTCCTCCATAAAAATTTTCATCAGTGTGGATCTAAATTCATCAACGAGATTTGATGCGGTTGGACGGAAACTAAATGTGCTCATTGTCTGTCTCAGGTTGAGGTTTATGATAAAATCATTCTGAGTAAAAACATACCCACATTCCTTCACAACACATTTGCGTAAGATTGGTCCGAAAAATTTCATGTCGATCGTGTAAAAAATGTTGTTCAAAATTGTCTGATATATCAGACGCAAATCAGCAGTGGTGTATGTTCCGTCCTGTGCTCTGGAATTAAAGACGGTCATAAATTCTGTGAGTATTTCTGAGAGAATTGTGTTGATTTCGCTCGAAACACTCGAACAGATGTCGTCAAGCATAAAATCATGCCTCCAGAAGCGTTTTCCGTCCTGACCTATTTTTTCAAGAACGAAAAATGCATGTGGGTGAGACTGTTTGGACACACGCACATATGCCACACATGGGTAAAATCTCATTGCCCTAAAATAACAGGAAAGTATTTCGTGTATATGTTTCACACCTACAATCGCATTTCTGAAAATGTCGAGAAAATTATTGCGTTTAAATGTCCTAAACTTTTTATAGGCAGAAAGATTAGACCTAAAATCATACCACAGGGCGTTACGAACTTTTTTGCAGAGTGTATTGTCTGGTTTTGGTGATGGTATGATTTTGTTAAACAGAGACCCTTTCTCACTCTGTTTGATTTTTACAAAACAATCACACCTGTTAAAATTAGATTGTTGTATGTCAGTGTTTCTGTTTCTCTGTACCGATGACGCGATCATGTATTGGTCAAAATTTGAGAGAAAGGAATTTATGTTTCGTGCCACAAGAACATAGTTTTCGTTTTTGGTCTGATTTTCTATGCTCTCAATTTTTTTTACAAATAGGCCTATGTCTTCTCTGATTGCCGCTAAATATTCTTTGACACCTGTCTGTAAAAAGACGCGCAATCTTTTGTCCCTAAGTTTTCTCACAACCACACACACTTTTTCAAAATGTGTATTTTGATTGCAGGAAAGAACAGATGCCTCATTGTCGTATATGTCGACACTCTGGGAAAAATCGAAACGCAATTCTGTTATATCAGACGACAAATTTGTCGTCTGACGCAGAACATCGTCACACACTAACTTTCTTCTTTTGTTCCTGTTTTCATTTATCGCATCAATTGATTGAGAAAAATCCTGTGATCTTTCTTGGCTTACGTTTTGACGTAATTGGACACAGGAAGCGACCCATGTGATATTATCTGCATAACTAATACATGATCTGATATCACATACATCACCCTCTAATTTTTCTTTGTTTTTGTCGATGTATTCATTCGTCAAAACGGGTTCATTGTTTGCACACGGAAAATTTTCATCATCTGATGTCATTGACGAGGAATCGTCATCATCGCTCTCTATGTTTATGTCAGTGTCCTCAATGATGTGAAATATTTCTTGAGGAATTGTGCACACCTCCATGGGGGAAATATCGTCCTCCTCCATTTCTTCCTCGTATTCCTCCTCATATTCGTCCTCGAATTTAAATTCCTTTTTCTGTTGTTTTTTGTTTTCTGGAGAAGTCCGTTCTGGTGTGTTGTTTTTGGAACATATTTTGTCTGGTAATTTTACACCAATGTTTTCTATGGTCGAACGAAAAATTTTAGATTTTTCGCGTTCAATTTTCAGACGCACCCTTAGTTTTTCGATAGTTTTGTGTTGCATCAGGGAAAGTGTTGTGAGTTCCTCTATTTTCTCATTTTTTTCTGAGACAATGTCGTTTATTCTCTCGAAAATATTCTCGTCAACAGAGGATGATTCACATTTCTCAAAATGTGAGTAGAGTGAAGACAGGGTGTCAGTGCTGTGATAACATTTTCTGCATATAAAAAGTGAGTCACGAATGCATGCACACTTTCGCGATGTGTCAATGTGGTGTTCAAGGTCCTCCTTGTTTTTAAAATTTTTATCGCAATATTTACAGGAATATTTTGTTTCACCTGAGTGCTCAGTCATGTTCACAATATTCCCTTGAATCCTTAAATTAAAATCATTTTTGTTGAGAAAGTATATTTAAACACTTGTCGTGTAAAATAAAGTTTGACAATGGACACAACACTGACAACATTTAAGGCAATTGTAAATTTCACGGAAAGTTTGGGTGACATTTTTGCAAACAAGAACCACCCACTAAAGTTGTACCGTCATCTCATTAGCAAAACGACATTCTGTCATGAAAAGGCAATCAGTAAGCACATTGAGGCGTTTCACAAATTCTGTGTGGAAAATCGTGATGCGATTTTGGAAGGTGATGAGAGCAAATTGAATCTGAACTCTATCACATACTCAAGCAAAGTTTACATCAACGTAAAATTTATTCTAGGAATGTGTGCCAGTGACCAAAAAAAGGCGGTATGGAAACATCTGTTGGTAATATCAGCTTTTGTCGATCCAATGAGTCGTGCAAAGGAAGTTCTCAGGACGAAAAAAGACGAGGATGAAAACACGGAAAACCAATTTCTGTCAAAAATTATGGAAAAAGTCGAGAAGAATATTGACGTCAATACAACTGACCCAATGTCTGCTGTTTCCTCCATCATGGGTTCTGGTGTGTTTAACGAAATGATTGAAGAAATGAACACCAGCATGCAGAATGGTTCGCTCGATCTTGGGAAATTATTGGGATCGGTGCAGACAATGGTTAGCGAAAACGGTGGTGCCAATGGTATCAGTAAGGAAAATATGCCTGATTTGAACGGATTGATGTCCATGATTGGGCCAATGTTGGGAACAATGGGATCAATGAGCACACCACAACAATCACAGCCACAGATAACCATGATCGAATGATGGCGAAACTATATTTTTTGAAAAATATAGTTTTCAAAAAGTTCATGTCATCACATTGAAAATGTCTGTAAAGTAAAAATTAGGTTCAAAATTTATACCTAATTTTTCATTCGTTGAAGTTTTTTAAACGCTCATGAGCAAATTCCTTGCTCTCATGCTCGAGCCATTTTAGACGCCTCATATGAGAGTCATCGCTTTCATCATCCCGTTACAGTGAATCATAGGGTTGCGTCTAATTAATCAGACGCAACCCTATGATTCACTGTAACGGCTGTTTTAATTACTGAAATGAGTTTTCATCCGTCAATGATACGTTTGAGGCGTGGGAAAAATCCTGTCTCATTGAGGATGCGATGTTTTGCTTCTCTGATATATTTAATACGCTCACTCCACAAGTCTGATTTTATAGCGTTTTTTATTTTTTCACAATCTCTCTCAAAATTACCGAGATTGAGGGAAAAATACGCACGTTCATCCACAAGTGAACGTATGTTTGGTGGCCCTGAGTAAAAAACAAGACATTCGGTGAGAATTCCGTCAATCAACTTTTCTGTGTAATATCCAGCTATTTCCTGATTCTCTACATTAAATGTGTATTTGTAGGGGATTAGTCCATCATTTTTGTTGTGATACGGCAACGACCCCTTGTAATTTTTCCACCCAAATTTGTTGTCACCAAATACGTGCAGATCAACTCCATTACTCTCCATGTATTTTGAGAAATCTATCCGTTTGACATGACCACTGTCACTGTATTTGGAAGACAACACTGTGGATACAGAAAAATTCAGTGACATGTCCTTGTTTATAGCCTCTGAGGAAAGTTGTGCGTATGTTTTAGCGAGATGCCATTCATTGTTGTTGTAGTGCTCAGTGTGGTATCCAACAAATAAAAATTCGTCAATGTCTGGTTTTACCCATTCACCCCATTTGTGTTCCTCATTTTCCATATTGGGCTCCATTCTGAACACGATGGTCTTTTTCTTGTCATGTATAATGTCCTCATCAGTAAATGGCTTGTTGACGACAACAAGAAAGTCGCATGGATTTTCATACACAAGTTGTACATCCTTCCATTTTCCCTCTCCATTTTCGCTCATTTTGTTCCAATGTTCACAAAGTTTTTTTGACTCACACCAATTGCATGTAACACGAACGCGAATAATTTTTTCGTCACCCTTGGCGATTTCCTTGTTGAAAACATCGATCATCCCATATGTGTCGGAATGTATTCCCCTGAATTTCCATGTGTTGCACAGAAATATACCAAGGCTGTAATTTTGTTCATCGAGACATTTTGCGAGGGCATCGTGACACCTGCCTTCTCCTATCAGTTTGTCTATTGTGGACGACATTTATGGTTATGGTTCATCCCTATAAATTTACAATCTTTTAAGACTAAACATTGCCGATATCTGTATGTCCTCGTTTGGTGGAAATGGAGAGACAGTATCGGTGGTCACTGTCTCGAAAAATTGTCCGTTTGGCAGTTTTAGGGCAAATCTTATAGAATCATTGGGTTTAAATTTTACCACCTGCGTCATACCATTTCCGTCTAATTTTAGGAAAGGAGAACGAAGTGGTTCCTGCACATCATCCATGCATGACCGTATCAACATTTTTGTTGAATGTGGGTTGTTGGAATATATGATGTTGTTCACACCAGCACTCGCTCCAGACACATTTGTCAGCTCAACATACATATATGTGTAGAATGCCGCACGTGATCCATGCCCCACGTTCATCACCCTGTTTGGAATAATCAGGTCAATCAATTTAATTTCGTAGCACACTTCCTCCTGTTGAGAAACCAGACTACCACTGTATGAAAACGGAACAGCACCATCATATGAAAACGCCAATATCTCATATGTGACTGCCACAGCTGGCGCTGTGGCAAACGGTGGATGTACGGTCGCTGTCTGTGTTGTGCCATTGTAGGCCACAATCATTTTCACACTATTTTTTTCCACTCCACTTGTGATCCGCAAAAATTGTCTGTTATAAAACGAATTGATTGTTGATGCTCCAACACCCAGAGGAATTGTGGTAATTGTTGCACCAGCACCAACAGCACCTGTCAATATGGGAACTTCCTTGCGTATGCAATAATCGTCTGTTATCGCCCATCCAATGACTGGCCCTGAACTAATTGTAGCAACTCCGGTGGTGTCAAGTTCGAGAAGATGTGTGAAAAAGTCGTATCCAATAATTGGCCTGTATTGATTGACGGTCTCATTATAGAGAAAATTTTTGGGATAACCATTTGCGGTCAATCTTCCAACAGGAACAAAAATGAGCGGAAACAACACATCGGACAAATCAGTGGGGTCGTTGATGACTATCGTGTCACCATTTGAAAAAGTGTCACTAAAATATCTCTCAACCCATATTTCTGCTCTGTCATTTCCAGCGGAATCATGTCCCAAAAAGCGATATTGTTCAATTCTGCGTGATTGTGATGTTGTCGTGTTCCTCGCCACGGCACCAATGTAATAGTTCAGTGTCACCTGAAGTTGCCCAACTGGAGCCGTCACAATGAACACACTTGGTGTGTTTGTTCCGGCAACTAAATCCGGTGGAACAATTGCTGCCACTGTCGTAGTCACCGAAGTCCCGACCGCTGTTACGTCAAATTTTCCTGATGTCCAACTCGTCAACGGAGCGGCAAGTGACACAGGATCAATCGCACTGTACCTGTCGCGAGTGCCTGATTGGGAGATGTTTACCTCAAAATTGCTCGGAAGGGGAAAACGCTCTCTGTCCCTGTATGTCGAATCTATTTCTAAATATCGGATTGCCATTTAATACAAGGGCAACATTCTTCTAAATTTAATTAGACGATGAAATATTTAGGGTAGATAAAATGATAGAATTGTTTTCATTTAAACCAAAATGTAACTCCAAGACATATGCCATGACAAACGTAAAATACATATTGCCTTGGAATCCTGTGTACAAAAACGAGGAGACAAAGGATGAGAGGAATGCCAGAGAGGCAAAACTTTTTCGAATGCGTGTTCAAACTTCGGTAAAAAACAAATAATTTTATACTTTTCAGTATAAAATTTGAAGCTATTGTGATGAATTATGAAGCCATTGAAGGTGTTGGTATGTGTTAACTACCGTTCGCATGTGTCACCGGAACAATATTTGCTTCCCTCAGGAATGTTTCCCCGCAATGTCTTAAAATCGACCCTGATGTCCTTGAGACGGCGATTGTACTCCTCCTCGTCAATGTGTTCGTATGGTGCCTGTGCATAGTTGTGATCAGAATGTGGAAACATCGATATTGACTTTAGAATGGGGATATACATTGCCAATAATTTCTCGACATCTTGTCCATCCTTTACCTTGTCAAAATAAATTGACGCACTTACAAGGTTATCTGACCAACACCTCTGCATGAGAGCGACAAGGCTAAATTGTTCCCATGGGCTTACTTCCTTACATGGGCGGACATCACCATGATCGATAATAAAATCGAACACGTAAGAATTGTCCGAATATTTATCCCTGTCATGTGGAATTCCAGCAGAAATCATGTGTGGAACCAGAGGAGATGTTTCTCCTATACGAATGCGGCGAATAGCAAAACGCGACACAGGATAGTGCACACCAGGTGTCACACCAGCAAGGAGAGAAATACTTCCTGATGGTTTGATTGCCGTCACTCTCACTGACGCAGGAACACCCGCCTCCGCAGAAAGTCGCGCATTTTCTGATCGCACAAGTTTGTACCCTTTTCTGAGGATTCTTGTGAGGATGGTGTAGTTCATATTACACCACCCCCTGTAGGATTTAAAATTGACCCATTGTGCGATTCCGCTGATAGATACACCAATTCGGCGATTTCTTGCGATAATTTCATTGGTTTCTTGTCGGTGTGTTGGAAGGAGAGAAACTGTTGTCGCATAAAATGTTGCAAATTTGATTGCGTCGTAAAAGTCGTTCTCGTTGTCACATCGTGGAGGAAAAATTTCTGAGAGATTACACAACTCAGCTGACTCAAGTGAAATTTCAGAACACGGATTCACAAGAAATGCCTTGTCCGGTAATTCTTTACCATACCTGCCATATTTTTGTATATTGTACAGGTTTATCATTCCCGGTTCACCGTTGTCAAGAATTCTTGAGGCGAGATCTGGGATGTATGAAAAATCGTCAAATCCATCGGATGAATTTAAAATGACTGAATTGTTACTCATCCACCCAATTTCCATTCGTTCTGGATTTTTTGTGTAATTTTTGAGGTTCACAAATGTGGTGTCGCGTACATCACCGAGCGAAATTTCAGCACTTCTGCGAACATTTCCAGCAACGACACATGCACCAATCGCGTTAAAAACATCAGCAACCAGACGTGTGTGGTTGTATTCCTTTTCCTTGTCGTCAACGGTGATTGTTCCCTTGCAAAAATTGTCAAGATAATTTTCCACACGCAGGTGCAATTTCACAAGGGGATCGGGTCCGGATGCCTGTCCACCAAAACCCTTTATTGGAACACCCGCCGGACGAATGAGAGAATAGTCAAAAATCGGAAATGTCGTTTTGCCATATTTTGGACTGTTGATGTAGGCACACATTAACGTGATGAGACTGTCGACCCAACCCTCTCTGGAATCCTCAATGACATATGGTTCTCCCTCATCCTTGACAGGCATTGAAGCAGTTCCTCTCCAAGTTGTCGAAAAACCGACACCGACACCATGCATTAACGCATCCATTGCCCATTCTGCGGCGGCAACAATGTCGTGTGTGGTGTCAATTGCCCCGCAGTTGTTCAATGCCATACTTCCGCGTTCGTATGCGAATTCCGTTCCCATCATCCAAAGTCCTCTACCGGGTGGCAGCCATTTCATGTTGAACATAGAAAATGCCATTTCCTTAGCGAATGATTGCCATTTTTCGTCAATCCATCCAAATGAATTTTTAACGAAGTGATCCTTGCGAATGGAAAAAGTTCCTTCAATCACACGGATAACAACATCTCCCCAGTCCTCATTATCACGGCTGTATGTTCGTCTGAATACAACCTCACCCAACCCGTTGAAGCCAAATTCAGGTTTAAGTGACAAAATTTCTTTCTTTGTTGATTCATTCAACTCAAAGCGACTCTTGACGGGGAAAATAGTATTTTGTGACAAATGCTTGACCATTTTATTAATAAAATAATGTTTTGTCTTTAAATTCAATTTTAGATTTTTATGGAAATTTTTGAAGCTGTCAGGTATGAATTTTGTTTTTATCAACTAAGTTGCCACAATCTTGCATACCTTATCACATCTGGTTCTGTTATACCGGAATCGATTGGAATTTTTGGTAGAATATTTTTGAGGACGTTCTCGACATTTTTTCTATTTAATTTGGCACGTGTTGAACCCACACCCGCTACATAACCCAAAATGTACGCGGTTGGATTTTTGTACTCAGCATTTGGTATTTTTTCTATGTTGTTCAGAATTGTGTCAATTTCTCCATTCACAAGCGATATTGTGCCATTTTCTGTTAGTGAATTGCAAACGGCATTCACCTGCAGTGTAAATCGTTCCCGTGGTTGCAGGCTGATTTTGTTTAGTTTTTTCTGGATTTCTCCAAGCTTTCCTGACATTTGTGGACCCTGTATGGCGGCGATCGCATCTGGGACATTGTACATGACACGCTCATACGCCTTCGCCTCGGGAACAAATTTTCCCTTGTCCTCGTGAACATTTTCATCCCCATCATAACCGTCTTCATCATAATCAGAAAAATCTTCTTCATCAAAATTACCCCTTCGAAACATTGTGTTTATTTTATGACAGCATCATTTAAAGCATAATATAAAATGCATTTTATATTAGTTGGTTCGATAATCATTGCATGCATAGTTTTGTTTATGGTGAGGCGTTCTAAAATTAACACAAATGCGTCCATCAAAACATGGCTGTCAGAAAGTGGACGCTCTTGGTGCCTGAAAAACACAGATTCTCACGATTGTGATGATTTGTTGGCACCGTTGTCAATTGATGACATTGCAAACATGGACAACGTCTTTTTTGTAAAATTGATGGGACGATTTCAGAGTGGACATGGGTTGGACACAATCACTGGTTTAAACGGTCCATCATTTATTTATGGCGAAAATTCTGACAGTGTGCCATTGGTCAGTGTATGGTACAATTCTGCACAGAGTGTCGTGTTTATTGCGATCAGAGGAACGCAAAATTTCAAGGACCTCACAACAGATCTCGAATACAGCCAACAAACAGAGGCGATATGGAAAACATGCAAGTCGTTCATACATGGGGGATTCATAAAACTTTACACGACAATAGGTGACAAAATTCGCGATGTGATCAAACCCACCGTCAAGCGGGTGTATATTGTTGGACACAGTCTTGGTGCATCTTTGGCATATTTGACGGGATACGATTTGGCTGAAAACCATAGCGAAATAGATATTTTTGTTTACGCCATTGCACCGCCAAAAACCGGAAATGAGGAATTCTCCGATTGTATTGCCAGAACAGCAAATTTACATGTCAAAACGATTATAAATTTGGCTGACATGATACCGTCGCTGATACCGTCATATGCTCCGAATTTTAAAAAGGGCGACAAATACAAGCCGTTCAGGTTCACACACATCTGTCCAATTTTTCTGTTTAACATAGAATCCACTGACATTTTATCTAACCACAATTTGCCTGTTTATCTTGACGGAGTGCGATCGTCAAAACTTGTTCTGATCGACTAACTTTCGATTTCCTTGATAATTTTTTGCAGATCATTGAGATATTTTGTCCAAACGCTCGACATTTTTACTCTCACATTGTCTGGGGTTGTGCTTGCATTATTTTCACACATTGTAAAAATATCCCTTATGACTATGATGCGTTTGTGTTCAAAATTTATACCGTTAATATGATGAATTTTTCCATCAGAATATTCTATGTCTTTGTGTGATATAGCCTTAAAAATCATAGCGATAAAAATCAGAGAGAAAAGATATTGAGCCTGTTTAATGGTGAGACCATATTTACACTTCATCTCTATGATATATTTTTCGATGAGGAGGTCCCTGACATTTTTACGCTTTATGTTTGCCCAATTCAATTGTGACTCTTTTATCGTGTCCTCCAGTGTGTCAAAGTCCATTTTCTTTTTGACGTGTTCATTCTGCGACATCAGACACAATTTTTCTGACAGAAGTGAGTGTATGTCTTGGTAAAGAATTTCCGCATTTTTGCGCTCAATCTTGTAGCTAAATTCCTTGTTGTGGTGATTGCAACAAAGAAAATGTTTATTTATATAGGTGCCATATGGCGTCTTTGCATATGCGAGATCCTCAAATACGGATTTCCAAAAATTGTCCTGTGTAAATTTACAACATTCCAACATGAAGGGATAAACAATCTCCTTATTGATCGGCATTCTGTTTATCTATTCTGACACCTTTATAAATGTAGTTTGCAATGAACGGCAAATTTGCAACATTATTTTGGTTTAGAGAATGGACTTTTCTGATAAATGAGCGAAATGGAAAAATTACAAATCGAATTTTTACGCACCGATTCCAATGCCATTATTCCCACAAAAGCACACGAATCCGACATTGGGTACGATTTGACAGCAATTGGTGTATTTAAGAAAATTTCTGATCACACTATTTTGTATGAAACTGGTATAGCCGTCAAGCCTCCACAAGGTTATTACGTGGAAATTCTTCCGCGTTCAAGTATTACAAAGACGGGAATGATGCTTGCAAACAGTGTTGGTATAATTGATCCTGATTATCGGGATAGCCTAAAAATAGCCGTGAGATTTATTGATGATTCCCTCGAATCACCAAAGTTGCCATTTTGTCGCTTTCAGTTGGTTCTGAGAAAAGCAGAAAGCGCTACAATGCGCGAAGTTTCCTCATTGAATGAAACAGAACGCGGAGTTGGAGGTTTTGGTAGCACCGATTGTAAGTAATTTCTGTATTTATTGCTCGCCTACAATAAATACATTTATAGGAATAAATTAGACCAAAAAACAATGACAAAAACAAAACAGACCTATAAACTTGGTAAAATCAAGCAACTTGTCGATCTCAATCGCGATATAACAAACTTTGACCTAAATTTTGCGGTGTCTAGCAAGGATGGGTCAGAATTCTACTCCGTGGTGGTCGATCAGACAATGCTTGATAACGAGCCAAACCCTGAGTACAAAAAGGTCAAGGGAAGTATATCTGGCAATATTGTAGCAGACAAGGGTGTGTATCAGAATTATTTTCTGATACTGAAGGCTGATAATCCATGTGAGTGCGACGTCACCATAGATATTAAAGAAATACCGAAAAATCAGGAGTGGGAAAAACAACTCATCAACGCAGAGCACGAAAAAAGACAGGAACAACATGACGCACAAGTAGTGCTGATGCAGAACAATGAGACAAGGGGAATGAAAACCTCTGTCATTATTGGAATCGCATTGGTGGCACTTTTCGGTGTTGTGTTTTATTTTCAATTTTGTAATAAATCTTCTGGTTCGTCATCGGAAGTAAAATCCAGCGATAATATTTCTGTGAAATCAGAAAAATCAAGCGCTCATCCATCTCCGTCTCCCTCACCAGATTACAACTCCCACAGGTATGGATATGGACGAGAGCCACTTTTTAGTAAATTTCGTTAATAATTCCTGTAAATAAAACATTGTAATGACTGCAATAGGACCCTACACTCAATCTTCTGTGAAATATACGCATAATGATCCCCAAATACGTTTTTGTCGCGATGACAAAAAAATAGCATACGACAAAAGTTCGATCATGGGAATTCTCAGCAGAACTCCGATTTTCTCAAAGTTCGCGAGAATTCTGCAAATTGCACAGATGGACGGTATTTACGATCAGCCACAGGCGAATTTTACGCTTTTGGCTGTACAAAACACTGACATTTCTGACGAATTTATGGAAACCATTGACGTTGGTGATGCGAGGCGTATTGTGAAATCAAGTTCTTTTAACAGAATTATACCGTCATTTCTACTCGAGGACAGTCCCGTGACTTATTTTATGACAACAGACGAAGGGACAAAACTTTTTATCACAAATTTGTATGGAGAAACAATGATAAACAACAAAATCGGTTTCAAAAACAAGGACATCAGTGCCTCAAATGGTATGATTCACGTGATCGACAAAGTTATCATACCATATGCTTAATTTACTCCAAAATGGATTAAATTAGCCTCAAAATTTTAAGCTGATGATAATGTTCAATTTACAAATTTAAGGAAACATCCGATTCAAAAAATATAATGTCAAAAAGCATACTGATAACCGGTGGTTGTGGTTTCATCGCAAGTCATTTGGTGAAACACATTTATGATATAACAGATTGGAAAATCTATATAATAGACAAACTTACATACGCGAGCAACGGATTTGACAGAATACGAGAGAACGGTTTGTTTGGAAATGACAGAATTTTTCTGTTCACGTGGGATTTGGCTGTTGAGATGAGCGAAGGTATAATGCGCGAACTTTCTGACATCAACTACATCATTCACATGGCAGCAGAGACACATGTCGACAACAGCATACGCGAACCAGTGAGTGTCATCAGGAACAACGTCATGAGCACAGTGCACATCCTCGAATTTGCACGCACGTTGAAAAATCTTGACCGTTTTTTCTATTTTTCTACCGATGAGGTATATGGACCGGCGCCTGTTGGTACCAGTTTCACGGAATTTGACAGACACAACCCAACAAACCCATACTCTGCGTCAAAATCAGCGGCAGAACAAATATGTGTTGCCTACAACAACACATACAAGACACCCCTGATAATTGTGAATGTGATGAACGCGTTTGGAGAGGGACAACATGTGGAAAAATTTATACCAAAGTGTATGCGACAAATTCTGAATGGAGAAACCGTCTGCATACATTCTGATCCGGCATGCAAACATTTTGGGAGTCGATTTTACATACACGCACGAAATATCGCGAGCGCCGTGATGTTCCTGATTGACAGGGGTGTTGTCGGTGAATTATACAACATAACAGGAGAACGCGAGGTTTTCAACCTCGACATGGCAAAAATCATCGCGGAAGAGTTAGGTAGGGAACTTAGGTATGAACTCGTCAATTTTCACGAAAGTCGTCCCGGTCATGACCTGCGTTACGCCCTAAATGGAGAAAAATTATACAATCTGGGTTGGAGATTACCCACCAATTTTGACAATAGCCTCAGGGAGACAATTCGATGGACGTTACATAATGAACAATGGCTTAGACCATGACCACCACTGATGGTAAATTTAAAGATAGCAGGTTGAAGAATAAATGGACAATCACAAAATATGCTATGTGTCAGCGTTTTTAAACATAGGGAGGGACCATTGGAAAACATTTGCGCGAAGTTTTGACGATTATCTGGAATCATTTTTGCCACACATACGTTTATTTAAAGCACACCATAATGTCAACGTTGATGGAGAAAAATGGTGCATGGTTCTCTACATTGACGAAATTCATCGCGAAAATGTGTGCAAAAAAATTAGTGAGGTATATGAGGGTATGCCAATCACCGTGATAAGCATCAATGACGATTTTTTATTGAAAAATGTGCCATTGTGGGGACGACTTGATCGCGAACGCGACATATTGGAAGGCAATGTGTACACAAAAATGTTTCCACATCGCCTTGGTTTTCCGGAAAATTCAAACCCTTTTTATACACTCATAAATCACGCAAAAGTTGATTTTGTTGCACACACGATAAATAACATTGACAAAACCTCTGATTATTTCTGTTGGACGGATTTTGGCTACTTCAAATCCGCTGACCTGATACCACATTCGTTGCTGAGCATTGAACGCATTAACACTGGGCGTGTTAATTACACACTAATTAATCCCCTGACATATAACGATCGTGATATTTTTTACACCGTCAATTGTGCCCCAGAACGCATTGGCGGGTTTTTCTTTTTTGGTAACCGAGATGTCTTGTTAAAGTATCAATGTCTGTATCATCAGGTTCATCTACGACTTCAGAATATGAACATTGTTGATGACGATCAACACATCGCCCTGAGGTGTTACTACGAAAATCCCGATCTTTTTTGTCTGCACATGTTGGGAAAGTGGCACATGGCGCACATTTATTTTCAGGATCGAAATTATCAATGTCAAGATATGTAAATTAGTCCAAAATGATATATTTAGCTTCAACTTTTATACCGAAAAACTATTTTTCATGACGCTTGAAAAATTTTCCTGTTCATGAAAAATCAAAACTAAAGACTTTTTATCAGAATACAAATGTCACGAAAAATATCATTTATGACACCGGATGAAAGTCGGAAGTGTCGTCCACATATCGCACTTTTGATGATGTGCAAAAATGAGAGCAAACGTATTCTCGTTACACTAAACAGCGTTGTGGGCCATGTTGATTCATTTGTCATATATGACACCGGTTCAACTGATAACACAATTGAGATGGTAAAATCGTTTTCTGACAAACATTCTATACCTCTTCACCTGAAGGAGGGTGTGTTTGAAAATTTCGCGGCATCGCGAAATGTGTCCCTTGATTTTGCCGATACTTTTACCGAAATAGATTATCTTCTCCTGATGGATGTGAACGATGAACTACGTGGTGGGGATGAATTGCGTGTTTTTGCACAGGAATACATCGATAAACCAAAAACAGCCTTTCTTGTATGTCAGGAATGGTGGAGTGGCAAATGTTCTAAATATTACAACATGCGTTTTATAAAGGCAAGAACTGGCTGGCGGTTTGTTGGACGTGTACATGAATGGCCCGTCAATAAAAAAATGGAGGAAGAAAATGATCACGCGAACGACATACGCATAGACGACAAGGTTGTCTTGTTTCAAGATAGGACACTTGACGACGATAAAACAGGGAAAAGATTTTCGCGTGACAAGGTACTTTTGTCAGAGGACCATATCGATAATCCAACCGAAACGCGCACCGTGTTTTATTTGGCGCAGACATGCACATGTCTGGAACAATTGGACGACGCGTTTTACTATTACAAACTTCGAACAACAATGATCGGTTTTTACGAGGAGCGTTACGAGTCGTTCTACAAATGCGGAGATTTGTCGTGTAAATTGGGACATGACTGGGGAGAATCAATGGGATGGTATCTCAAGGCCTTTGAGCTCATACCACGTGTTGAACCTCTGTTAAAAATAGCGCATCATTACAAAGACAAAAAACAATGGGAACTTTCATTTTCGTTTGTGGATTTAGCATGCCGCCTTGTTTATCCAACGCATTGTGTTCTTTTTGTGGACAAACGCGCCTATGATTACGAAAGATGGAGCCTTATGGGAATTGTGGGATGGTATTCTGGTCATTTCGCCGATGGAAAATCGGCATGTGTGCGTGCATTGCAGTGTTTGCCTAATTCTCACATGGACAAAAATAACCTCAAATTTTATGAAGACAGGGATGAAAAGAAGAATGAGGAAACTTCACAGAAAATTACAACAAAGGATGAATTTATCAACAAAAAAATGCAAGAATTATCACAACAAAACCCCCGTCAATCTCGTTCACAGATATACACCAGAGCTAAAATTCTCTGGAAAGTAGAATCGCGAAAAAATGCATAATTTCAAACACACAGTGTGTTTGAAATTCTACTAAAAATTGTCGGCATTTGCCGTATATGTTGTGCGAATTGCCATTCCCTCACTGGATCCGGTGACCACTGCCGTCACTGTGTTTGTGCCACACTGATGTGCATCCGCTGCCACAGGTGGTCGTTCTTCCCCGTCTTCCTCCGGTCGTTCTACCGTCTGAGGCTGTACAAATGATTGTTGTGTTTGTTTAATGGTAAATCCGTTCATATTTTATCATACGAGACAACTCTTTAGATTTTTAAATTTTATGACGACAGTCCGCCAAGTGCCCTAAATGTTTCATTTGTCTCATAAAAATTACCAAGTTTTGTTCCCTTGAAATCAATCAATGTGCCATCCCTTTTTGCATTGTTAAAAATGTTGAGGAGGATGTCCATGGCAATGTATGGTTTGTTCAGGATTTTGTCCATAACGACATCACCGTCAATTTCGGCTGGATTGACGGAATATGTTGGAATGCACACCATTGACACATTGTCCACCGTCGGTTTCCATGTGCTGATTAGTGGACTCGCTGAAACAGTGGGGTCAAATTGTTCTGTCTTTTTTACACACCCACCCATTCCCTTCAGATATTTTCGCGCAGCTGTGTTTCTGATGAGAATTTCCCCTGAATTGAGCTTTTGTGTTTGAAAAGGGTTTCCACCAAAACCATTACTGTTCTCTGCTTGGTTGGGGAAATCAATCGAGGAATTTTTGCTCGCAACCTCACAGAAGCCATCCCATCCCTGTGCACAATATTCTGACAAAAATAGCTGACTGTTTCTACTGTCCTGTCCGGTGAAAATATATGACGAACTTCCGTGTAAAAAATTCTGGTCCATGTTACTGCCAATGGAGTAAGAAATGGGATTTGTGCTTGGCGAGTAGCTGTTCGCGCCAAATTTGCAAATTTGAGCATATGATGACGATCTCGTTGAATGATTCATTTCTTTATTATAGCGAATCTTTTTTTCTCATGACATTGTAATTTGTTGTCCCGATAAAATTAGATGAGCCTTAAAATATGGGACAGCATGTGTGTAATGTTGTTCAATTCAATGTCCCTATTGCTGTGATTGTCCTTGAATTGAAATTCCTTTACGGAAATTGTGTTTTCTGGTTGTATTTCGTAGATTTCCTGATTGTCGTCAATAATAATGGTTCGTTTCATGTCGTAATCCTTCAATCCAAATTTTTCTGACAGAATTCTCAGGTCCTTTTTTCCCACCCCAAGTTTTTCAGACGCCTTACAGTGGTAATCAAAAAATATGTGCTTTATGGGACGCTTTTTTGTTCCGGCCTTGAGGACATTGTTGATTATCCAGAGGGCATAATTTTTCGACGCAGCAGTCCATATGCTCACTTCAAAATTTTCGAAAACAAAGTCGAGAAATTTCTGCAGATGTGGTCTCTCAAACACATAAAAATCGTTGTCCATTTTGTGCCATCTGAACAGACTCATCTTTTGCCTTTGCCTTTGCCTGTCAAAAAATTTTACATCCTCTGAGTTGATGATGGTTTCATCAAGATCTAATACGAGAATCGGTCTTTTGGTCATCTGGTTTGTATTTTATAACAATGGAAAAGAAATTTTAGTTGTCTCTTTGAATGATAATTTTGTCTGATTCCCTGTCTTTTTGTAACGCCTGTGCAATTGCCATGATACTTCCCGGTTTGTCCTTTGTACCTTTTCCGTCTTTTATGTTGTGAGGAGGTGCTTTTCTCTCAATTTCTTCTGAATCGTCAAATTCAGAGCTAAAATCGTAATTTCCGGCATCGGTGCGCACGCCCACAGGTGGGCGTTTAATTTTTACACTTTGATTTTCCGCTGATTCTTTTTTGTGTCTATGTGTGACGTGTTTGGATGGAACGGGTTCAGGAGATGGTGATTGAGGCTGGGGTTGAGGCTGGGATTGGGGTTGGGGTTGTTGAGGTTGTTGAGGTTGTTGAGGTTGTTGATAAGTCTGTTGAAGTTGTGTCTGACCGGATTGTTGGATGTATTTTTCTATCACATCAGTGGTCCATTTGAAGGCGTGTGCTCCATCATACATTTCCACACCATTGTCCTGACGAATGACGAGAATGGTTGGAACTTTGTCAACCATGACAGTTTTACTTTTTGTGACAATGTCGCGTATTTTTTTACTGTCAATGCATAGCAAACGTAACCCTGTCAGGTTCATAAATTCGTTTCCGACAGGTGCTATAATGCTGAACAATTTTCGACAATTTTCTGATAATGTGCTATAGATTAAAATTGTATTGGCTTGAGACATTTGGTGTAATAAAAATATCGTTTAAATCTTTTATTATATTAAAAAATGAGCGAATACGGAATTCAACTACAGGAATATGGAACAGATGAACGCTGTCCAAACGAAATTGACTACAATTACATAAGGTATCCTGGTTGGAAAGAGGACAATGTGTGCACACGTAGTTATTTTAGCCCAAAGACAGTGCGCGCCATTTCGTCCAAAATAACGGAACTTCTCATGGGAGTCGATAAACAAAATCGCCCAATTATTGTTCCTGATAAAACCATACACAACGTCATGAACGACATCTACTATTCCTTTCGCCCAGAAACGAGCGATGTTTATGGGCGATACAATGTCCCTAAGAGCGAACCAGAAAATTATATGCAAAACATGATCAATCAGGTGATCGAGGTCATTACGTCCGATGTTCGCGCCAATCTCGGAATGCAGGAGTGCAATGAGGCACTTTCAATATGGACCACTGTTCTCGGTGATTTTAACGAACACGGTCTGAGGCAACACTCTAAAATCAAGGTGAGGGAACGTAATACAAGCCACCGTGGTATGGTTTCATTTATGAATTATTGATCGGCAAAAATTTTTCACCTCAAGCTTCTTTTCTCCTAATAAAGCAAATGACTTTATCAAATGTGGTATTGATTGCGGTTCTCGTTTTGGTTGCGATTGTCGTGTTGATTGCATTGTATCGATCAAACAAGCACAACCCCAATGAAATCAAAAAAGAAATTGAGAAAAAGATGCAATCCGTTGCAGTGACCAAGGGTGTCAAATTTGCCAATGACGCGACAAGTTCTGAGACAATGGCACTTGCCGGAAAACTTGAAAAGTTGAAGTACGATGTTGGCCAACTTGTAATGAAATCGACAACTGGAGACAGACAGAAAATTATGCAGATGTATCAAGGCATTATGAGTAAATACGATGGAGAAAAAATTGCGAGATTTGTTGACAATCTTCCTCCATCAATGAAAAAGGACGTCACATTGGATGGTGCTACCATGAAGGAACCAGTACTGAAAATGTATGACAAAAATTTCAGCCTGTTTGGTAAGCTTTACAATGTTGGTTTGGTGCCGTTGTTGGGAAATATTGTCGCAATGTCTTATTGGATACAGACATCGACAGACAAGACACTGATTGGATTTTCTCATTTTGTCAAATGTCTCAATGTTATCAATTGGTCATCCAAGGATGTTTGGGCAAGCATTGACGCAGCGAATGGTCATGTCGCCAAATGTTCAAAATAATTGATTTTTTGAACAAAAATTAAGAGGAAAACAAAATGACGACAAGCAAAATTCAGGGAAATATTGAACTGCTTCAGGATGAAATTACAAGGACACGTGATGCAATTAAGGAACTCACCTATCAATTGAACCAACAGGGTTCAATTCTGGTTGAATTGGAGAGAGAAATGTTTCGTGCATGTGACCACAACTGGGTGATTGATGATTCTGTGTTTGACATACACTCAAGGTCATTCATGTGCACCAAATGCAAACTTCTTAAATGAAACAAATTCGATCATCAGGTATAAAAATTGAACCTGAGGGTGTCATTTTTGGACGTTGTCAGGGTGTTGTTATGACCAATTTTTTAGGAATTTGTTTGCCATCACAGCAAACAAATTCGATCATCAGGTATAAAAATTGAACCTAAGAGTGTCATTTTTGACTGGTATGAGTGTCAATTGGGCATGATGGTCCGTTAAATTTAACGGACCATCTTCTTTTTTTTCTTTATATAAATGACAAACAACAATGGTTATTATAAATCATCTCGTGTGTGTTCCTGTAACGTGGAACAACCGACAACATATGAACAGAGGAGAAATGTCGGGAATGAACTTTTTTACTCAAAAGGATGGGGAGGAAATATGGCCATGGTCGGATGTAAAAGTCCCCTGAGTGACGTTATTTGCTACGACAGAATTCCATTTGGCACAGACATTGAGCCCTCTGACAAAAGCGGATTTACAAAGATAAACAACAAACTTGAGGAACAACATTTGGACACAAGTTACACACGTGTTCAATATACTGGAAAGGATGACAAATGTGAATTTGCCTTCGAATCAGACGATCCACGTTTGTTTGACGTTCCACGCAGTCAGCGCATGGGTTTGAACACTCCACCATTCAACTCAGGAATGAATTTGACAAAAATTTACACCGATCCAAGAATGTGTGAGTATGGCAAACGTTATCGCTCATATCGTGATATCAACACTGGTCAAATTGTTTACTACGTGGACAAGTCGATTGAGGACCCATTTTTCGAACCGAATTTTGTGACAAAGGCCCAAATGAAGGCAACCCTGTATCGAGATCCAATGGGAGAAATTAAACCCCAGTTTGAACGATACCCGTTAAAACCATCAAAACACCTTGACACGACAAGGTGTGAATATGAAGGCGGGCTTTCTTGGATAGAGGACAGTCAGGAATACAGACAGGATTTGATGAGTTATCAAATGCGCAAACACAATGAGCAGAGGTGGTCACCAATGTGGACACCCATCGTGGATTAGTTATTAATCAATCGCGATTGATTAATAAATTAGTGACAAGACATTCCACCTGACATGTACTGTCCTGATGTGCGTATTGGTGCGACACGTTGTTGCCATGCCTGAGAATTCACCTTTCGCATCAGACGTTGTTGCAAATCGGTTCTGTGTTCCACAGAATTTCGTGTAAATGCATCATTTGCAAGTGCTCTAATTTTGTCGTTAAATTCGTTGCCATATGCACCATTTGAGGGTAATGGTCCATAACTGTCGGCGAATGGCAGAAAGTCGATATTACTTCTTGTGATATAATTTGGCATGCGAATGGCATCAACATCATTATATACAAAACGCGGCTGTCCTGTCATCCTATCGATGTATGACCTGTAAGATGTTCCACTCCCAGAAAATCGCGGGTCATAAATGTTCGATTCATTGACTGAAATTTTCTTCTCGTCATCGTCATCATGAAAGATCGGTTCAATGATGAGAGGATCATGTGCCGTAATGTGAGTGCTGTCACCGTCAAGAAAACAGGTGGTTGGTTCAAACTGTTGTGTGAAGGAAATTCCCATGTTGGCATTGGTTGGTTCATTTACCTCATTTTTGAAGTAAATGTTTGGTTCGATTGTTTGCGTGAAAAGATTGTCGTTGTATTCGCGCATTCGCGGATCCCGACTCAATTCACAACTTTTTAAATTTGAGGGAAGATTTGACGAGAATATTTGGGATGGGTCATACCCACATGCCATGTCCACTCCCCCCTCGTTTTGTCTCAAAGGGGTCTCAAAATTTTCTTTCACTGGTTGTTTGTGGTGATTTTTCGTGTAATGTCCGCGTTTCCTAACGGGTTTGGGATCGATGTAGTCATTGGCAACATTTCCACAACATGTTGTCACCTGAAACCCTGACTGGTATCCATCCTCTTGTGTCTGCGAATTGACATATGACAATGTCACAAGATTATTTGCCCTCCAATAATCAAGATCCACACATGGTGGCACCATCACAGGTGGAATTTTTGTTTTTGGATTTGGTTGTCCAGCGAGACGTTGATTCGCAGATGTGTAGTTTGGGTTGTTAACACCAAGCGGAACTTCGTCGTCACAGAATCGATAGATTGAAGGGCTGTTTACAACCACTTTGTCATCTTTGAGAAAAATGTTCTCATTGTTGTATTTTACTCTAAAATTTTGAGCCGAAAGGGGTTTGTTGGAATTACTTGTGTAATTCTCCCTTGTTTGCTGGGGTAAGTTTACACGTGATGGCTTCATCTTTTGATAGTAATAAAGAATAATAATCATCACAACAAATGGTAACAAAAACATGATGCTAAGTTTTACGTCAAACAGAAGGACGATGAGGAAAATGATTAACAACAGACGTGTTGACGCATTCATTTTTTGTTCCAGCGACATTTCCATCGACGGTATAAAATTTATACCACAATTGTCGCTCGTGAATAATGTCGATATATTTTCTGTCCAAAATTTCTCATTGCAGGTGGTCATTTATCTATTGGAATAATTTATTGAGAAGCATTTAAAAATGATTTTAAAAGTCTCTTGTCGTGATAACATCAGATTCGATGACAAAGATCAATAAGGGTGCCTCAAAATATGTATTCACACTGAAAAATATTGACACAGACGAAATAGAGCGACTTTATGGGCTAAATGTGTCCACAAATTTTACAGACACGGATGTGGTGCCCACAAATGCGACAAAAATTGTTGACCTAATTCAGAACAAAAATCAATCACAAATTATTTTTTTCGATGAGACGCGAAAATCTCACAAGTGTGTTCTGACGATGATAGATTTTGAGAGAGGTCGTGATGTGACGGTTTGTGACAAATATAATTGCTTCTGGGACAGGCATCCGTTTGATTCAATTCCAATAGGATGTCCCCTCAAATATGTCTCTTCGACCGTGACAAAAAAATATCACTCCGAAATTAGTAAAGACATTTATACCATAAGAGAAAACATAACGACCACAAAGGCTCTTGCAATAGAGGACAAAAACATGACCGTTGATTCTAATCCTTATTATGAGACGGATGGTGTGTTTTGTTCATTCAATTGTGCAAAGGCATTTGTTCTGGAAAATAAACACAACAAACTTTATGACAATTCGATGGTTCTTCTCTATAAAATGTGCAACGAAATGAATGGGACGACAGGTGTAATTTTTGACGCGGCTCCTTCTTGGCGCCTGTTGAGGGAATATGGAGGAATTATTGATATACAAACTTTCAGAAGCAGTTTTGATCGCATGGACTATGTAGACTTTGGTGTCATTAGACCAAAATATAAATCTATAGGCATGGCATATGAGGAGAGATTGAAATTCTAATAATCCTGCAGGATTATTAGAACAAACAGAATCAATACATGTCAAGTCCCTCGAAGAGTTCTGAGAGGGATCTGGCAGTTTTTCTCTTCGCGGAGCGCTTGCGGGAAGCAGATTGCTTACGCGACGCTGATCGCCGACGAGATGAGCGTTTGCGGGAGGCAGATTGCTTACGCGACGCCGATCTCCGCCGAGATGAGCGCTTGCGGGAAGCAGATTGCTTACGCGACGCTGATCGCCGACGAGATGAGCGTTTGCGGGAGGCAGATTGCTTACGCGACGCTGATCGCCGACGAGATGAGCGTTTGCGGGAGGCAGATTGCTTACGCGACGCCGATCTCCGCCGAGAAGCAGAGCGCTTGGGACCGGTCTTCTTTTTACATCCTCCAGACACTTTGCGTCCATGGACACATTTTGAGGACCTACGAGACGCAGAGCGTTTGCGGGAAGCAGAGCGCTTACGCGAAGCAGGGCGCTTACGCGACGCAGAGCGTTTGCGGGAAGCAGGGCGCTTACGCGAAGCAGAGCGCTTACGCGAAGCAGAGCGCTTACGCGAAGCAGAGCGCTTGGGACCGGTCTTCTTTTTACATCCTCCAGACACTTTGCGTCCATGGACACATTTTGATGACCTACGAGACGCAGAGCGTTTGCGGGAAGCAGAGCGCTTACGCGACGCAGAGCGTTTGCGGGAAGCAGGGCGCTTACGCGAAGCAGAGCGCTTACGCGACGCAGAGCGCTTACGCGAAGCAGAGCGTTTGCGGGAAGCAGAGCGCTTACGCGAAGCAGAGCGCTTACGAGACGCAGAGCGTTTGCGGGAAGCAGAGCGCTTGGGACCTGGCTTCTTTTTGCAACCTCCCGACACTTTACGTCCTTGGGGGCATTTTTTGGTCGAAGAACGTCGTCGGGATGAACTACGACGACGGCTGAGAGATTTTTTAGTTCTCGGCATTTTTATTATAGCAAATGAAAAAATAAAACAAAAAAAAAGTTTTTTTTATATTAGTTTTAGTTTCTGAAACAGTGTTTGATTTGTTTTTTCATAAATGTCAATGTTTTTATTTTACATGATTGATGTGGCGATAAATTTTACAAAAAATAGAGTTAAAGGCCCATTCTACTATGACAAACGAATTGTACAATGACAGAAAATATTGTGAACGATATGACAAGGACAAAAATGTGTAAATCCGTTGAAGAAGGCAGAAAATGTCTAAACGGTGACAGTTGTAGATTTGCCCATAACGTCGACCAACTTTCCATCAAAGAATGTATTTTTAAAGACAGGTGTACATTTGTCCACTGTCAGGATTCAGAGGAAGGTGTCTATACAAATAACGATTCCAAGCAAAAGTTGTGTCAATTTTTACACCCGAGGGAAACGATAGAGAATTATCTCATCAGGATGAACAGCATCAAACCAGCCATGCCAAGTCTTCTGAGAAACACAAATTTACAACAGGGAAGCACATCAATACAACGCCCAATGTCCTATGGCAAGGCGACAGAAAACGGGTCTTGGACGCGGATTGTAAGAAAGGTTGTCGATCATCCAAGCCTTAACATTGTAGAAATCAAGGACGAATCTGATGAGGGTGCAAGTTCCTCTGGTGCTGTTCAGGGAAGGGAATTGTCAGAAAATTATGAGGTTGTCATAAAAGTTCCAAGGCATGCGATCGAGACGGCACTTAGGTCAATTTTTAAAGCTGGTAGGTCAAACATTAGAATAGACATTGTGTAAATCAAATGTTATTTTTTACCAACAAATCGTGGAAAAAATAACAGAATGGTCAAACAAAAATTGTCCCTTAATAAATGGATACAGGGACAACAGGAGGAATAGATATAAATGCATGGCATCCTCAGTATGAAATTATACTGAAACAATGGGGAGAAATGTGTTCCAGTTACAGTTGGCTACACGATCGCGCGTATCGCAAATACAAACTTTTAAATATGTATGTTCAGGCTCCAGTAATGATACTGAACACAGCAGCGGCTGTTGCCAGTTTGGTGAATGGTGCATACTCTAATACGACACGCGAATATGCGTCGTATGCCGTCGGAATTATGAACATTTTAGCGGGATCAGTTACTGCCCTGTCACAGTATCTCAAGCTGGGAGAGATACTGGAAAACCACAAAAAAAGTTACATCACATACAGCAACCTGTGTAAAAACATCAAAACAGAACTTTCACTACCATTGGCAGAGAGAACACACACTGGACGCGAAATGGTTAAAATATGTAGGTCAGAAATAGACAAACTCGCCGATCAATCAAGGGACATACCATTAGATGTGATTCAAGAATTTGAGAAGGAATTCGGTTCAATTAACATACACAAACCAGAAATTATTGACATACAGGAGGTCACAATTTATCACGAAAACGAACAGGACCCTCAGTCATCGTCATCACAACCACCACGAACAACGGCACGAATTATTTCATCACGCACAAAGTCGCAAGAGGACACAACACCGTATTGAATTGTAAATTTGTTTCTGTTAAACAGAAACAAATGCGGCGAATAATTTTGTTGAAATTATTTTTCTATAATAAATGAGTGATTTGCAACAGGCTAAAATCTGCGTTGAGAAGTTCTCTGCTGAGGATTCTCACATCATCAAGGGCATACGTCAGGGTGGTCACAATTTCGAACATATGGCTCGTCTGCAGGCAGCGTTTGTGACATCGAAATTGTGGAAGGCTGGTTCAAAAATACGCATCGGCTTTGTTTATCCGTCTGGATCGGTTGGTCAATTGCAATACACAGACGTGCATCAGATGGCGACAAGTGGGCGTCCATTGGATCCTCTGTGTGACAAAATAGCAAAGTTGAAACCAGAGGATGTCGTTAAGCTTGTGGTCCGTGAGCGAATTATACCCTTGGTCGGTTTGGACATTGACTTTGTCTCAGATCCATCACAGGCTAACATACGGGTTTCTTTTCAACCAAACAAAGGATCGTGGGCCTATGTCGGGACGGATCATCTGGGTTACAGAAGCCCAGAGCCGACTGTGAATTTCGGCTGGATTGATGTCCCGACCATAATACACGAGTTTGGTCATTGTTTGGGCATGATACACGAAGCAGAATGGTAGAGAGTAATCAACGTATGGTCAGGGCTCTGTAACTCAAATCACTCATTATTTACAGAACAAATGTTTGAAATGTTTTTACATCAATAACTGCGATGTAAAAACTATGTGTTAATCTTTGCATGAAGATGTGTAATCATTGCGTTTATGACTAAATTTACTTCTGTCTTTGATAGGCTTCGCGGTCCAAGTGTGTTGACTACTGAATTTAATTCACATTAATTATGTAGAAATCAGTGTGAAATACTTTTTAGTTCCAATCGGAACTAAAAAGTAAATATGGTTTAAAGAATTGGTATCAGTGATTAAAATGAAAGAAAATAGAACCGATGAAACTAAGAAAGATGGCAGAACAGCAACTTTGAAGGCGAAAAAGGAAAAGCGTGATGGAAAACGGGAACAAACAATAAAATGTAATCTTT